AAAGAAAAAGCAGAACTAGCAGCGCGGCAATCAGCCGAAGCGTTTCTGAAATGGCAAGACGATAATTCATTTAATGCCGAAACGGACACTTTAATTGAAGATCAAGACGCGTCCGGGAAGGTGACTATATTATACCGTGAAGTCAGTCGGTATTCGCACACCTCGTAAGATATAATAAAAGTAAGGGCGCACAGTCGGATAGCTGCCGTGGACCCTACAAACCTTTTTGAATCTTAGCAGGGTGCGTGCTGAAGCCAAGAATTGCAGTAATGCGTTCTCGCCCGGTTACGAACTGCAGTTGCCCGTGAATCGACCCACCCCAAACCGGCAGTTAAAAAGAACCGCACGAATGAATCGTGCGGTTTTTGGTTTCCCGTCTGTTCCGGGACGTCAAGATTTGATCACCTCACTTTCAACGTGGGTTACATTTCGGACAGTAACAGTACCCGACGTTTCCGCATTGCCTTTGGTCTTCGAACAGTCGGCCCCGGAACCCGGCCAACGCGTGCATTACTTCCGCATTACACTTCGCGCCGGTCAATGCGTTGTGCGGGTTTGGTTCTTTAACCCCGAACAATTCTTGCAGAATGTAGTTTAGCGAAATCTTGCGCGACACCGCTTCGAAGTCGTACCCTTTGTGTCGCCATTCTTCAGCGTAATACACTGAATGCAGATCGACGACGCGGTGTTGAAACGGGTTTGAAATGTCGTACCGCTTGCATGATTCTTTGATAAACGACAAGTCGAATGCTGCATTGTGGCCAAGTAAGATTTTCTGCCCTGCACATTCATTAACCCAACCAATGAAATTGTGCATGGCTTTTTCTTCTGTGAATTTGTCCGGGTCGTTCACAGATTCTTCGGTGAATCCGTTTACCTTCAGTGCGCTTTCTGACACTTCCGCGCCTTCCCTTGCCCGCATTTCAATGTAGTACGTGCGGGTCGGGTCCAACATATCGACCGCGCCGATTGAAAGTAATGCGCTGTTCTTCGGGTCAAGCCCGCCTGTTTCGACGTCAATTGAGATCATAAAATTAATTTTCTTTAGACCATGACCAATCAGACCACCCTCCGTATTTAACCCGGTCGCGCAGCACTGAACCTACTAATTTGCCGACCGCTTCGGGAATACTATTCGACGGGCCAGACATTCCAAACGTTGCGTCAACGCCGCAGTCGTGCGAACTTTCGCCCTTACCTTCATGCGGAATTTGTTCGCCCTTTTCCATATTAATCGACACGCCTTTGCTTGAATTACTGAACCAACGCGGGTATGACCACGTTCGCTTGTAAAGTCGTGCCTTTGCTTTATATGCCCGTTCCGGCATAGGAATCAATATGTCACGTTCTTCAAGTGTTTCTTCACTATATGTCGACTTCCCTTTAATAAATCGAACAACATTGAAGTTGTATGTTTTTCCGTCCCATGGTTCAGTCCAAAAATTACCCCAAATAGAACCGTCGTGAAATCGCAATGAAAGTTCGCGCGACGGCCCGTACCAAATCACTTTTTTAAAGCTGATCCAAAACGAAAAAAGAAAAGGAATTTCCAAGTGAAATTTTAAACTGCGACTACCGCGACCAAAAGAAATTGCGAATCCTTTTGCACCAAGTACAAAATCGGTCGAAATATATGGCCCGTCGCCAAAATATAACCAACTTCGAACATAGTAAAAATAACCTTCTTCGCGTATTGAATGTTTTCTGATATTGAACATAATATTTTAATTAATTTCGTACTTCGACGGCTGCGGGAACCGTTCTTCAATCCATTTTTGAAACGCCGGGTCCAAAGCAAGGTTGTCACTGATTGATAAAAAGTCTTTTACTGTGAAGGCTTCGAATCCTTCGGCGGTACTAACCTTCGGGTCAAGTCGGCCAACGTCACCGATCTTGAACAGGTTGCCGTATATGGTTCGCCATGAATAGGCTTTTTCTAACCAATCAATCGTTTCAGTCATTTGCAAGAACTTGGCTTTTTCGTACACAATGGGGTAGTGGACGGCGTAGCTAATCGGGCGGTCGATACCGTGCTGTTTCAATAACCGGGACGTGCGCAGCAACACGTTGTAATACTGACTTTTCGGGTCGTGGTAGGTTTCAATCATTTCATGCAGGTAGCCATTCGAAAAAGGTTTTATTTCGTTGACGTCTGACATAAAAAAGAAGTCGTCATTCATTAAAACAAAACTATCTGAAACCCGTGCGTCTTTGCACGCAGCAATTGTTTTTCGAATCACGTTCTTGAACTTGCCGCCGTGGACCGGTGCAAACGTGTCGTCAACAGGAATGTGAATTATATTCTGTAACCATTCCGGTCGTTCGCCGACAATGACGACGTTGCGGTGCGGCATATACTGCAGTGATCGCAGTGAATACCGAAGTTCATTGTCTTGCCACTTCGAACCACTGCCAAGAATATAAACGACGTCCATTTCTTTTTGCGTATGCCACTTCACAAAGTCTTCTTCTTCAGGGCATACGCCGTCGCCGACCTTGTTGCCGTTTGCGTCGAACTGATTGCCCGGACAATGTACGTCAAGACAAATCGGGCATGGCACGATATTGTTTCCGTCTTCGTCGTAATCGTTCGGGTTCATATTACTTATTTGTCACTTTAATATTTAGTAAACCTTTGTTCTTCATTATCTTGACCCGCTTCGCAACTTCAGATTCCCGGACCGTAACAATGTGCTGTTGGCCGTCGGCACTAATCGCATTTATTGTTAACGTTTTCATGTTAAAAAATTGATTTAAACCAATTGATAACACCGGCCCAAAAACCAACTTCAACTTCCGCTTCCGGGCAATTCACTTCGTTGCATGGCACTGCAGCGGTGACACTTGCAGAACTCACTTCGTCGACAATCACGACCGTGACCGTCGTTTGTGCGGTCTGCGCTGAAGCGACCATAACGCCGCAAATCAGTGACAACACACCAATGACGATTCCGACGCAAACACCTGTCCAAAAATTATTCATTTACTTTTTTCATTATTTCTTGGTAAACGTCTTCGCAATTCAAGAATGAACCCATGTTGGTATTACCGCGTTCGGTTTCGAACATCAGCGTCCCTTTTCGTGGATACCAAACGAACTTTTTACCTTCCGGCAAATCCGGGTGGATCAATGAAAACTGCCAAGGTTGGTGACGAATAACTTTTACGTCCATTGCTTCAAAGTATTTTTCGTCCATACCACCGCGGTATTCAGCTGCACCTTTGTATCTTGGTTTTTGAACGAAGTTGTGGCCACCTGAAAAATCGCGTTCACAAACTGAAGAACAGTATTGTGGAAATCCTTCGCCTTGGCCAATCCATTGACCGCAAGGGCAGCAGTCGCCGTTGATTATGTCGTTTGCTGCTTCGCCCATATTATTCGACGTCTTTAGCTTCAGCTATTAATACATTCATACCAAACATATCTGACTGTTCAATATATGCGTCAAGTTCTTTTTCCATTTCGTCTTTAAAACCGGCAATGGTTTTATTGTGCTTCGGGTCAATGTGGGCAACAACACTGTCGTCGCCACCTTCCCAACGAATAACGTTAATGTCGTGCTTTGCTAAAAAAGCTGTAACTTTATCTTTCATAAAAAGTGTTTATTTGTTAACTGTAATACCTCACGTATTAGTACCATTATAGTACCGTATGAATTAATCAATGTAAATATCAATCTGTTAATAACTCTATTTGTAAATATATTAAACTATAATATAATGGTCTGTAGGCGGGGTTCATTTACAATTTATAAAACCATTAAGATCAAAACATTATGGGAATGCACAAACGAGAAACGACACCGTTTTTACAAATTCTGGGTAGTACCGGCGACTTCCGAATGACAGTTGATAAAGAAACCCCCGGCGCAAAGCTTCGTGAATACGAAACGAGCGACGGCAAGAAGGGTTCAAAATACGAACTTTCATACGACATGGTTGACGGTATGATTAAAAAGGTTGGATTCCATGACGGTGACTTTGGTAAGAATTTGCTTATCACTATGGACTTCGAAGACGATACTGAAGGCGTTACAATCGCAATCGGTGCGTCGACACCTTTCGGTGAAGACTTTATGAAAAAAATGCCAAACATTGACTTCAGCAAGCGAATCGAAATCACCCCGTATTCAATCGAAGACGGTGACAAAACACGCAAGGGTGTGTCACTGAAGCAAGACGGCGAGAAGATCAAGAACTTCTTTTACGACGGCGAGAAGGACGTCAACGGTTACCCGGTAGCTGAAGACGATACTTCGAAGTACGATACCGACGACTGGAAAATTCACTTTACCAAGTGTCGCAAGTTCTTGGTGAAGTATCTTGAAGAAAATATTATTCCGAAATTCGCGCACGTTCAAACTGACGCTGAAGCAGCTGCAGCAAAAGCGGACGCAGAATTTGAAGGGACCGCAACACCTGAAGAAGTAGCTGCAGCAAAAGCAGAATTCGAAGGTGAAGCAGTTGCAGAAACCGAAGCAAAGGCATAACGCCAAAACCCCGCCAAACAAAAAGACCACCTGCAAAGGTGGCTTTTTTGTAATACAACGTAGAGCTTTTATATAATATATTCTTTTCGTACTTCAGGCAATAGACCGTGCGCGTCAAAGCGATCTTCGCACCACTTGTATGAAATTGAAACTTGGTCGGGTATACGGTGTACCGGAATGATAAAGAAACGCTGCCACTTATGAAACCAAATCACCAAGAAGGCAGGGGAATCGCTTATATAAAAACCGTCGAACGGTTTGCTGCGCGGGTCCAAGTCGCTGATTTTCCAAATCACGCCTTCGTGTGTTGTCGCCTTCAGTAAGTTGACGTATTGGTGCGGGTGTTTTTTATGCCAATTATTCAGGTTAAACGTTCCGGTCTTGGTTACTTTGTATTCGAAAACAGCGACCGTGTGGAATTTATAGACCTTCCACCAATTTTGGAATTTTGGCCCGAAGTCTGATTCTTGCATACATTCATTTTAAAATATTTTTTAATAATTTGTTCTTGTTTCTTCAATTGAAAATGCAACATGCTGTCAGACCAAATATATAAAAAACTTTCTTTGCCTTCGAAGTGGCGCAGAATTCGCCCGATACTTTGTCGCAGCGGGTTCGCACCTTTTACCGGGTGCATAATGAATGCTTTGGTCAACAGGGTGTTGTCGTACCCGCGATTTAACGTACTTGAAACGCCTAACAGATACCCGCCGGTTCGTTTGAAGTCGATTAAATGCTGTTCGCGATCTTCTTTTTTCATTTCACCGGTCGACATATACACAGTGTAGCCGCGATTCTTAAATGCTTTATAAAATGATTCAACGTCGGCGACCCGGTCCCAAAGACAAAGCGCATACCCTTGGTCACCGGTGTTGTCAAGAATATATTTCAGCTGTGCTTTTTTCCGGTCAATGTCGTCGTCAAGCACGGTTCGAAATTCTTGCCAATTCACATGCGGGAAAACGCCAAAGTATTTTTTCTGGTAAACGTTCACAAAGATTGCTTTCAGCGGAATTTCACGTTCACTTTTGTGGACGACGTGCCGGCCCCAAAACGCACCAAGAACGGGCGCATGGTCTTTATTGAATTCGTCGTATACAGTTTCGATCGTACCGGTGAAGCCGTGCTTCCGGGTGGCTTTGAACTGCGTTATCGCCTGCAGCATTTTATCGGTCATAGCAAGGTCGGCTTCGTCGATAATCAAGTTATCGAAACCAACAAAGTCGGCATACTTTTGCCGAAATGTTGAAAGCGTCGTGACGACGACTTGCCCGGTCTGGTCGTGTTTGCCGCTACAGAAAAACGTCGGCTTGACGCCAATAAATTTTTCAAACTCGCCGGCGAACTGCTTTGCCATAACCAAGGTGTGACAAACAACAATGGTTCGCCCGCCCCATACTTGGTGCAAAGCGATTCCCATTACTGTTTTACCGGCACCGGTCTGCGCTTCAATCAAAGCCGAAGTTAAATCTTTAACCTGATCGAACACAACTTGTTGGTCCGGGTACAATTGAATTGACGTGCTGCCGGTCGCAAGAAGGGGTTGCGGCTGAAGAATCGGAATCGTTACCGTCTTCGGCGTCCAACGTACTGATTTACCCAACTTTATCATTTTCAGATAGTCGGGGTTTTTCAGTATTAAATCCATTATGAATTCAATTTAAATGCAATCAGTGCGATACCAAGAACAATTGCCGCAACCCAACCAATGAACGCCATTGACTGCGCGCCGAATAATGCAGCTTCAGCGGCTTCAGCTTTTTTGTTATGTGTATGCGCTTCGTCACGCCATGTTTGAACACGATTTAAAAGAACGTCTTTTTCTTCACGGTTATTTATAACCATTGCAGACAAAACTTTGTCGTGCATTGCATTAATGTCGGTACTGAATACCAAGAATGCTTTTTTGAATTGGTCGGTTTGTTCGTCAAGATTGTTTTTCTTCGGGAATGGAAACTTCGGGTGGTGCGCTTCGAAGGCTGTTTGTGCTGCTTCGAAAATTGCTTTTTGCTCTATCATAGTATTTTAATTAAGATTCGATTTTAATTGACTGCGACTTTTTAACCCGGTCAGCCGGGAAGTCTTTTGTGCGTTCGGCTTCGGCTTCAATTGCAGCGGTCCGGGCTTCGGGCGTGTACGCTTGGTCGGTACACTTTTGGCAAGATTCGACGCTTTCCGGCAAACCTTGGTTCGCGCAAGCTGTACCTTGTTTGAAACTGCCACCGCAACGATATGGTTTTTCACTCATATATATATTTGTTATTGAATAAGTGTTGCGTATTATTGCCCGCGCCCGGGCGAGTGGTTATCTAAATATAACAACCATTGAAGGAAATGGCGCAGCATTTTTTGAATCGCCAAATTTCAGACGTCCGCGAATAAAACGAATTTCGGCCTTGTTATAAATATAGTCGTGAAAATACGAAGTACAGGTTCGGGCCGGTATCAACATAACGACAAGTGTGTTCGGCTTTTTCGATTCTTCGGACGCTTTTTTTACCCATTGTTTCAAACCACGACCGTATGGTGGATTGCAAAACACGTTGTACCCTTCCCACGACTTTGAAAGACCGTCGTCGTCTTCAGTAAAGAATTTTTTACACTTGGCATTTTCTTTAGTGGCCGACGGATCCAAATTAAATTTGAATTCTTTATTTAGTGAATCAAAAAAACTTTGCGGGGTTGCCCATTCGTTTGACTTGCTGCTGAAGTGAAGTTCTTTGTTCATACTAATACCGATCTTGTTGTGGTAATGGTTGGCCGTTTGGTGTCCGAACTTCGTTCCACACCTTATGGCTTGTTTGTTTGTTGCGTTCGGTTGGTGTCAGGTCCGCGTCACGTTCTTCGCCGATCTCTTTTGTTTCGTCGGTGGCAAAATATCGGTACGACCGGGTCGTGTTGATCATGGTCCGGCGCTTTTCCATACCAAGGTGGTTTTTCAAGATCGACGCAATGCGGTGCGTTTCACCCGGGCGAATGTCGCGGTGCGTTTCACCTTTGTGAATTCCCTGTTCGTATGCGTCAATTGCGGTGATACCTTCAGACCTTTGTTCGTCAGTCATTATGTCAAAGAACCAGTGTGAAATTTTTCCAATCCAAGGGTCTTCTTCAAGTCGGTCAGCCTGCATGTTTTCAATTTCTTCGGGGAATTCGTAAGTGGTTTCTTTGTCGACATACACCCGGTGATACGCTTCGGCAAACATTTGCGCGCGGTTCTCTTTTAACCATTCGACGTCGGCCGGTTGGTCGGGCAAGGCCACAGGCAACCAACGTCGGTTTCCGGTATGATCCTTCAGGTATTGTTCTTCGTTTGTGGTCATGGCAAAGACGCAGTGACGCGGGTATTTCTGCGACGTTCGATCATACGGCTTTCGAAAATTGTCTTCTTGGTCGGTTATCTTCTGTTTCATTGCAGCCGACGCGGACCGGCTAAGACTTGCCCCCTCGGAAAATTCCACAATGATGTTCTGCGTTAGGATCAGTTGAAAATCTTTTGTGTCAATATCCATTGTCGTTTCAGCGTACCAAGGTTCGCCAAGAATTCGCAACGCCGTCGATTTTTTAATACCCTGCACCCCTTCAAGTACCATAACGGTGTCGAACTTGCACCCGGGCGAACAGACGCGGTTGACCAATCCTTTCAACCAGTTGCTTGCAATGGCGCGGTGAACTTCGGTTTCTTCGACGCCAAAGACTTCAGTCAACCAATTATCAATGCGGGCTTGCCCGTCCCACTGCACCGATTTAATTAAATCAACCGGCGGGTTCACAACTTGGTTGTGCGACGCCATTATGATTGCTTCTTGAATTGTTTGCTGCGGGACCTTTTCAAAAAATGAATACGTCCGTTGTATGTACACCATTGTGTAAATGATGTCGTCCTTTTGCAGTGGGGTGAAGTCGCGACCGGTGCGCACGTTTGATTCGTGTTCGAAACTGAATTCATTAAATCGAAACGCTTTATTCAGGGTGGTGTCTGAATCAATGATTAATGCAACGTTGTGCGCGTTCACAAAGGGTACGCCTTTATTGTTGGTTGAATATTTAATTTCCTTTTCCAAGTCCGGGGTTGCAGTGGCGTCTTCTTTAACAAGCGGTGCGGGCGAATATACTTTTTCGCAAGTGTCGCAGGCGTTTTTGATAGTGCGCTTTACATAATCGGGACGTGATTGCGTTTTTTCCCGCTGTCCTAGCGGTGACGACAACCATAACCGTTCCATTTGTTCTTGATTCTTTTGTGTCCAAAATGCCAAGGTTAAAACCAAACCGGCGTCGGCCGCACTCGCGTCGTCTTCGTGTTGCGAAATGTCACCGTTGTATAGCTTTTCAATATTCGCACCGTTCTTCGATTTAAACATTTTTTCAAGTACAACTTTGTCGTCCAAGTCAAGCTGAATCGTGGTCGCGTCGATTTTTGGCTTTGGTGTTTCACCTTTGCCCCACGGGTAACCGACCATGCGTAAAAGTTCGTCGGCTTCTTCGTGCGTGATTTTTCGGACCGGGGTGGCCGCGCCGTATTCGTTCCCGGTGAACGTGAAGTATCGACCGTCGGTGTAACATTCAAAAGCAGTGCCGTCGTCGTTCACTTTTTTATTCGCGAGTAATGGCAGGTGATCTTGAAGTTGGAAAATCAAATGCAGCCCGTCGCCGGAAGGTGATAGTTCGGTATAGGTGTCGGCCGCTTCTATTAGTATATGAAAGTCGTCGCGGTTCACTTTGCCTTCGCTATCAATGACGTGGTCCAAGTCGATACAAAGCAACGGATAGTGCTTCGAAATAGTGAAGCCAATACCAGAAAAGTTTTTTGCTGCAGCTGCGGCTTTCTCAAACGTGGTCCACTGTGTCGGGTCGACTGAAGACGCGTGTTGACCGTTCGTTTGGTAGGGAATTTTTGTATACCGTTTGTTCAGCTGCTTGTCCGATCCGGGTGTTTTGACTTCTTCTTTTTTCCAAACAACCCAAATTGGTAACTTTTTCAATGCTTCCATAATAAATAAATTTGTTACTGAATACCTCTTTTTCGAACGCGAAAAATTGATTGATTAATACATTGAAGTATACAACATTTATTTTTATTTCTTGTTTTTCAAACTGTGGATAAATGTTTGGTTGGTGCGCTAGCCATTAGGCAGTGCTAGGTAGTCTAGGCAGTGCTAGGCAATTTGACGTCAATTCTACGGCTTAAAATAAGGGATTGCCTAGACTGTCTAAAGTGCCTATACTTCTCTATAGAGACCTGGAAAAAAGGAAAATAAAAAAATCTCAGTATGCTATATTGGAAACGCTAGGTAGTCAGGGCAGTCTAGGCAGGCCGTTGAAAAATAAGGGTTTTTTGACCTATTGACAAGCTTCCTTTCTGTGGCGGTCGTCAAAGTCATTTTTCTATTTACAAAATACATTTTCGTTGTATCGTGGTGGCTAGCGGAAAAGGGCAGGGGGTTAGGCAGTTAGTTGTCCACATATTCACATAGTTATGCACACCAAAAATTAGTTCGCTTTTTGGATCGAACACAAACTAAAGTTGCAGTTAGTTAGTGGGGAAGTGGACGCACTTTAAAAAAAGTGTTGTATAATTCGAGTATGTCAAATTACGAGTACGATAGATTAACAACTTTGCCAAAAATGGGCCGACCGAAAAAGTTTCAGTCGGTTGAAGAACTTGAACAAATGATTCAGGAATATTTTGAAAGTTGTTTTTTGCCGAAGACTTACGAAAAAAGGGTCGTCGATATTGACGACGACGGCAAAGAAGTCGTTAGCTATGTAACGTCGCCGGTGTTGAACAAGCACGGTGAAGAAGTCTTTTATCAAATCCGACCCTTTACTGTGACAGGGCTTGCAATTGCCCTTGACACAACACGCGATTTGTTGCTTGATTATGAGAAAAGGCCCGAAAACGCCGAGTTTTCCGACACTATAAAAAGAGCGAAGCAACGTATTCATAACTACGCTGAAGAATTCTTGTTCAATGGTAAAAACGTTACCGGTGCAATTTTCAATTTGAAAAACAATTATGGTTGGGTTGATAAAACTGAAACCGACGTGACGTCAAAAGGGAAGTCAATCGCACCTGAAGTTGCAAAAGCAAAAGCGTCCGACATTCTTGGTCGTGGTAAACAACCTGAAGCTGAACCTGAAGTAACTGAAACTGAATAATGATTAATCGCGACAAATTTCAGCCGGTGCTTGCTGCAGCAATCGAAGGTGACGCGGAATCAATTGCCGTGGTCCGCGAAGTGTTGCGACCGACGGCTGAAGACAGCGTTGAAGAAATCAACGACAAGCTTGATGTTTTCATTTCATTGATTTTTCTTGGTTCATTGAAGTACGACGATTCAGACGATCATAAAAAGATTGACCGCTTTTACTGCGAACAAATTAGTTCGTACTTGAAGTACGGTCGACCGCGATACAAAGGTGCGATCATTGTTGGTTACCGTGAAAGTGCAAAGACAACCCGGGTGAAGTTCGGCGAAGCGTACATGACTGTTTACTTGAAGGATATTATCGACTTCACCAACGTTGTATCTGAAGACGGTGACAGTTCGGACCAATTCAACATGGATATGTTCAACATTTTCGCAATTTCGAAAATGGCAATTTTCTACCCGGACACAATCGCAACTGATACGGTCCGCAAAAAGAAGGAATCGCAAACCATGTCGAAGTTTACGACGACCACCGGTGTGACATACAAAGCGACGTCCTCACGAAAGTCGAAGCGCGGTGCTGTTCAAGTCGACATTGACGAACACGGCGAAATTGAAAACAAACGTCCAAAGAAAACTATTTTTGACGATATTGAAAACGAAACAACCGTGAAGTCGATTCCTTCGACGGAACACATTGAATCAGTTATGGACGCAACGCTTGACGGTATGGACCAAATGTCCGGTTTTTGGATTTTGCTTGGTAACTATTTGTCGTTACGCGGGAACGTCGCGCGCATGTTGCGCAAGTACAAAGACGATCCGCAGGTTTTAATAATTCAAATTGATATTCTTGACGGTCTTGGCAACGTCACTTGGTCCGGTAAATATTGCCGCACCGACGCCGAAGAAGCGGAATTAATGAAACAGGGAATCATTCGCAAGTCGGTCGAATCAATCGAACGCGATTCGCCAAACTTTCAAACTGAATACATGAACAATCCAAGTCGCAGCTTGGTGTATTTCCCGAACAAAGCTTTGAAGCATATTAATGAAATCGAATTGGTGCCTGAAGGTGGTATTCCTGACGAAGACATTGCCGGGCGAGTGGAATACAAAGCCGGGCAGCGCGACGGGCTGTTGATAATCGAAGAAGAAGACAAAACTGCAACGTACATAATGATGAACGACTGCGGTAAAGGCAACGGCGGTGACATGTCGTCATTTGTGATTTTGAAAACTAGCGGTCTGCGTTTCGTTGAAGTGGCAAACTTCTGGTCGAAGTACATAACACCCGAAGACTTTGCCGGCTTCAGCGCAGGTATCGCGTCGCGGTACAATAACGCACTAATCATTCCCGAAAACAATTACCCGGGTAACGAATTTATCGCGTTCTTGCGTCCGATCTATAATAATATTTATTACATTGTCACCGGACACGACAAAGAAAAGAACGAAGAAATTCGCGAATACGGTGTAAATACAAACCTGAAGTCGAAACCTGAAATGTTCCGAAACGTCAAAGCAATTTTGCTCGACAAGCTTTTGGAAATTCGCAGCCGTATGTTGTACGACCAAATTCTTGAATACCCGTCGGACGACGTGCAAAAAATTGAAAAGAAGGACGGCAAGGGCGGTCACTTCGATATGCTTATGGCCTTGGCTGTCGGGTTATCGAAGGCCGGTACAATATCAGTTCCGAAAAGTGAAACAGTTTCAGACGCCCGGGTTGCGCGCGCTGCAGCTGACTGTTTCGAAGAACCGACGCATAATCGTTAATCGCATGGTATATAATATTTCAATATGAATGACCAAGACACTAAAAAAATCATTGCCCCTTACAAAAGGGTCATTACTGATTTTTTAACAATGCCGCTTGAAGGGAACATGGGTTACAAGTATCGCACCCGGGCAATGATGGAAATTATTTTTTTATACAAGAACGGTGTCGACGCTCGCAACCCTGACTTGCTTGGAAAAGACAACAAGAATACGTTTGTCGACGAAGCACAATCTGAAATTGAAAAAATCAAAGAACAGGTTCGACTTGATATTGTCGACATGGGCTTTCAAATTCCCGGGGCTGTTGATCTTGGCCGCTTCGTGCCAAAAGCTGCGAACCGCAAAATGCTCGAAGACAACGACTTTTCTATTACGCTCGACGAAGTTCCTGACGACGCGATTGACTACGGTTCGGGCTTCTTGAAGACTTGGAAAGTCAACGGCAAAATGAAAATGAAAAGTGTCGACCCGTTCGACATGATTTACAACCAACGCAACTTTGCGGGTGGTCCAAAAGTTGAACGAATGAAAGAAACCCGTCAATGGATTGTGGACAATGAAAAGTACGACCCGGTTGTTCGCGAAGCTATTCGAAAAGAATTTGAAGCCGACGAAGAAGGTATGCAAGCTGAAGTTGTCTTTTATCAGGTTGTCGAAGACTTGAAGGACGGCGGGCAAATTGTTTCAGTCATTAATATCGACGACGACAAAATTTATTACCGTTACGAATCGAAGGAACGTCTAGTTTCATACTACAAATTTGACTGCGAAAAACGTCGCGGTTTCAAAGACGCTTGCGGTCGCGGAAAATACGAACGTGTATTCAACAAAATCATTCGCGGCAAAGTTAACCGGGAACGGTTCGATTCGATTATGGAAATCGCTGCGAAGTTGCCATTCCAAAAAGAAATCGACAACGAACGCGACGCCTACGTTGGCAAGCAAGTGGTCAACATGAAGACCGGCGCAATTATTGGTCACAAAGGTAACAAGATCGAACCGGTTGACACGGGTGGTGTTAAACAAGCAAATCTTATTACTGCCGAACTTGCTGAAATTGTTAATTCAATCGGTAGCGACCTGAACGTTGGCGACGCACTTCGCGGCGACACACTGCCTTCAGGTACTTCGGGTGAACTTGGCAACCTTTTGACTGAAAACCAATCTTCAGTTCACAAAGAAATTCAAAAGAATTATGCGAAGTTCTTGAACATTGTTTACAAGCAAGACCTGACGCCATACATTCTTGAAGTCTTTGATTCTGAAGACAACCTTCGTGACTTCTTGGACCCGAACGACATTAAATTGGTTGAAAAGAACGTAATCAATTTTTTGGTGGCACAAAAACAAGTTGACGCTGCAATCAATGAAGAACCGTTCGATCTTGCACTTGCCACTGAAGAAGTAAAACGCGATATTAAAAACAAGCCGCTTATTTCCGGGCAGCTGCTTCAGGACCTTCGCGACAACGTCCAAGGTATTCGAACGTTTATCACCGGTGAAAAAGTTAATAAAGCCAAGTCTGTTGCATACATTCGTGCAATGCGTGACAAATATGAAGCCAACCCGCAGATTTTCAAAGACCCGGCATACGTCGCCATGATGAAAGCCGAAGCAGAATTTGACGTTGGACTTGACCCGATTGAAATTGATAACTTGTTGGCAGAAATTGCGTAACGAATGTTATAATTTTCAATGTTATAAACAAACAATTAATCAATTCATTATGAACAATGCAAACAACATGTCGAAGGCCGGTTTTATCAAGTCTTTGACGCACCCGCGCAAGGTTGAACTTGCTGAAATCTTACTAGCTGACGATTTTAATGCTGAAGACGTTGACGTTGCTGAATTTACAGCAAAAGGCTTTGACCGTTTAACTGTTATTGAACTTGGTCGTCAAATTTCAAAGCAAGTTGAAGGAATGGAAGGCTTTGCAATCGAATGGCCGCGAAATGAAAACGTTGAAAAGTCGCGAAAAGAAGAAGCTGTTGAAACAAAGAACGAAGCCGACGCTGAAGTTGAAACACCTGCGGAAACACCTGCGGAAACACCTGCGGAAACACCTGCGGAAACAACAACCGAACCGGCTGAAACAGTTGAAGAAGAAAAAACTGAAGACACAACTGTTAATGATCGACCGGTCGGTTAATTCGTATGTCTGAAGAAACCAAAACACCTGAATCAGAATTTACAGACGCGCAACTGAAGCAATTGCAAGAAATGTATTCGTATACCGACGGTTACGAATACACCCCGGCCGACTTAAAGTTGGCGCAGCAAATGTTTGATACCCCGGAAAAGTTTTTACTTCTTCGAAAAATCTTTGGCGTTCATACACCAAACGAAAAGGGTATAACAATGCAGGGTCCGCAATCTGTTATTGAAGCGTCGGTTACTGATCTGCAGGCGTATGCCATTGAAACGGCAGTAAATCACCTCGCAAACGAAAAGGTTCGCCAAGCTCTTGTGGCCTTCTACCGTGTTGTGCGCCAAGAAAACGTTCAGCAAAAAGCTGACCAATTCCGGGCAGCGAACAAAGAAGAAGCTGAAGAAAAGATTCGGACCGAACAGTTTGAAAAGCAACAGGCTGACGACGAACGAGTTTTACCCGTTAACGTGTAGACAAGTTTGAAACCCCTTGTGCTATAATTCTGACAAAGGTTACTGATTGCCCTTAAAATCTTTTATTATTCCGGGGTAGGGAATCCCGCAAGAAAAAACACTCTTTAACACAATGACTTATGTCTGAAGAAACAAAAACACCAGAAGCAATTGCAGCCGAACAAGCCGCAGCAACAGCTGCAGCCGAAGCCGAAGCAGCTGCTTCAGGTTCCGAAGAATTGAAACCACTGACTGACGAAGAAATGGAATCAATGACTACGGAAGAAATCACCGCACACGCTGAAAAGTTCGAAGCACAGACGAAAGGCCCTAAAAAGCAAACGCCTGAAGAAATTCGACAAAACCAAATCATTCGCGCAAAAAAGGCACAGGAAAAAGCGAACAGCTCGACTACTGCGCCCGCTGAAGAATCTAAAAAAGATATTTCAACCGCGGACGTTCTTACAATGGCGAAAAACGACATTGAAATTGGTTCTGACGAACAGAAATTGCTTCAAGCTCGAATTGACCAAGGTGTAATCAAAAGTTACGCGGAAGGTCTGCAGCATGTCGGTGTTAGTGCAGAACTTGGGGCCATTAAAGCCAAAAGAACTGCCGAAACTGTTATTGATGAAAACGCTGACGCTGACACACAGCTGAAGACTAAAAAAGAAATTGTTGCGCAGGCCCGTACTTCTGGTGAAATTCCTGAAGACAAAGAAGGCAAAGCAGCACTTGTTGAAGACAATCTTTCAAGAATGACTTCGCTTAATTAGTCCCGTGAATAGTCAATACAGAAATTTATTTAACCTAAATTTTTGTTATGACTAACATTACAATCACCAAAAATACTGCAGCAATGCAGGACATGTTCAAGTCTGAATTCCGGGCTGTCATTGAAACAAAGAACATTTTTGCACCTGTTGCAACAGTTCTTATTTCAAAGGCGAAGAACATTATTTCACCGTACACCGCTGTTGGTGCTGCTAAGGCGCACACTCAAAACGGACGAACACCGATCAGCGCGCATTCAATTGCAGTTGACGAATTGGTGCTTGACCGAAAAATTGGTAACGCAATTACTGATTATCAAGAAGAACTTTCTTACGCTAAGTGGGATATTCAAACAGAACTTCGCGGCGACCTGTACGCGTCTGTATTGAAGAAGTTGAACACACAGGCTTGCGCGGACTTCGTAGCTTCAGCAACAGTTGTTTCTGGAACCGAAGACCTTTCAACCGCAGCCCTCGTTTCTGCATTCCTTATCGGAATTGCAGCTGACGCGGAATCTTCAGCGGTTGCGCTAAAGACAAACGTCGACGGTGCGCGAATCAAGCGTGCTGAAAAGCACGGGAAGCCAATGCTTCTTTGTGGACGTGACGCCTTCGTTAACATTCAGGCAAAAGTTCAATCAGTTGTTGGACAATCAAACCTTGCCGGAATTGAAGGAAAAATGTTCCTTACACCGCACGGTGTATACGTTATCAACATGGCCGGTGCTGCAGACAATGCAAAGCGTCTGATTTACGGTACAGGTGGTGCGTTGACAATGGCTTATCGTGAAGACCAAGTTGTTGTCGATATGGGCGAGTACGTGAGTACAGTTACATACGACGACGGTGCTTCAGGATCAGGTGACGACGACCTTGATATTACACATGGTGATTCTATGCTCGAAAAGATATGGTATCTCATGGCTGAAACCAAGGGTAAAAACGGAATCTACGCAGACGTGCAAGCGCTTGTGAAGACTCGTTTAATGGCGTAATGCTTTCTTAGAGTAACCAACCAATTGCGGGTTGGTTACTCGCTAGAGCGCAATAATGCTCGTCACCAAAATATGCATATTAAATCAATCGTCGACAAAATAATAAGTGAATCGCAAGTGAATGCGCGCGACTATTCTGTTGCTGATCGCATTGACGACGTTAACCAAATCTACTTGGAAAAAGTGGAACGTGCCGTGCAAATTGGTTCTACCGTTCCAATTTCTGCAGCTGAAGACACGTCTGAAGAATTTACTGTTGTTGCAGGCAGTAACGTTTTTACCCGAACAATTAAAGATGTTCCGATTATTCGCGTTGACTTCAAATATGCGGGCAACAGTATGTTCAGCCCGGTGACGCAAGATCAGGCCCGACTAATCGAAGGGTATTCAATTGGTGAACAAACTTACTTTGCAAACGAAAAGCAGTTCTTTGTTGAAGAAGGTGTTGCCGGAACGCTGCGGGCGACTTACGCCCGGGGCGGTGTTCCATTATTTACTGTTGAAGATTATGAACTTGAAAGTGCATGGCCAAGTCCTGATTTTTTACCAACAGTATTTCACCCGTTGCTTTGGCTATACCCTGCATACGACGCATGTCGAAACAAAGAAGTGAAAGCGTCACTTGCTGCAAGAATCGAACGACTTGATCCGCTGTTTTTCAATCATTATTCGCGTAATTCTACGGTCAATGCTGAATACATTACCGAAGAACGACTTAATCCGGGCAGCCACCGCTAATAAATATGTCTGACGTAAAAGAACGAATTGAATTTTCTGAAACAATGGGTATCGACAAGCGAAACCCGGCTTTTGCGTACTTACGAAAAAACTGTTTCCGGGCAAATACACCCGGGCTGTACCCGGCACACGACTTTTACCAAGAACGACCTGACGACCTGACGTCGTCGCAAGACATTGTTGATATTCTTGGAAATGAAGAAAGCACTTTTGATATTAAAGTGATTATTCAAAATGGCGCAGACCTAGAATTTCGAAACCTTGGCAGCAACGTGTCTTCAAATACAACACAAACTGGTAAAGATTATGAATGCGGGGCTGCCGGTCCTGACGGTGTATATGCATGTTTTGATGATGATATTTCATACAAGATTCAACACGTTAACAGCAACGTCACTTCGCAAGGTGCATTTACAGACGCAACGCCTGAAATTGCAAGTTCAGACGGTCTTTATTATTGGTGGTTTTCTCGCAATGAAATTTACAAACAATTGCCGGGTGCTGCGCCTACGGTAGCTTTCAACAATCTTGGTATAACACCTGACTTTGTTGACTTTCATAATGATCAGGCAGTTATCTTTGCGCAAGACGCAAATGATATTGTGGTTTTGTTTTGGGACAAGTCCGACACTGACCTTTTTGAAAAGCGTATTCTTATTCGCAACGCACGGTTGATTGCCGGCGGTGTTGTAAATGGACAGCTAACAATCGTTACCGGTATCGGGAACAGTTCAAACCCTAAAGAACAGAATGGTGAAATTGTAATTTCACATTACAATGGTGAAAATTTCCAACGGGTGAATTCAATCAAAGCAGGTGACCGGGAAGTTGATTTTGTTCGAAGTACCGGCGTCGGTATCGGTTCTGAAGTCATGGTATTTTCAATTGATAACAATGACGATACGCATAACCCGCACTTGTATCAAAACTATTTGTATAAAGTATATGGCGACGGTTCGATTGAAGTTCAGTATCTACCGGACGAAGCAACATATAATTCAACTCATATTGTCCGGGTGTTTTACAATTTTATTTGCTATTCGCAGCAAGGTGTAGGCGCGCAAGAAGCCGTGATTTTTATTAACGAAGATACGAATGACAGTTATGGCGACTACGAAGAATATACAACAACTGAATACATAACGAATTTTATCGGCACGCCAATCAACGATCATAAACTTGACGGCTTTGCAGTCGCGTTTGAAAAACTCTTTGAACAAACTGACACTGAAGCGGACCCAATAACCGGCGAAGAACTTGACGTGTATTACCGACTTTCAGAACGTGACGATTTTACGCTTTTAATGAACGTGACCGCAGAAAAGGTAAAAAACAACGTCAATCCAAAGCGCGACGAATCAGTTGAATATGCTTCTGATTCGCTTGGAATGCACGAACAGCGGTATATGATCGAGAAGCTTGAAGACGGCACGCCACTGCCTGAATTTAACGAAATTCAGTACCGCTTCGTGTTAAAACGCGGTTTCAGTTTAATTGGTGCGTGGCACCGGTATACATATACGTCACGCAACATGTTTGAATAAAATGCTAAAATTATTATATGGATAACGACATGAAAAAAGAAGTACGGGCAATGATTCGCGAAGAATTCAAGAAATTGATTCCTGAATTTTTTGGTAAAACATTGTCGCAGTTACGAAACTTTTTCATTTCACAAATAAATTAATATGCCAACTTACACAGTAAAATCAGGTGACACAAAAACAAAGCTGAAGCAACAGTTCGGTATTAATTTTGATGATAAACAATTTCGTTCGACTGACCCGAACAAGCTTTTTGCCGGTGAAGTGATCAGCTACGGGACCCCTGCCCCGCAAAAGCCCGCACCCGCACCAAAAGTTGACCTTTCGCAGATTAAAGAAGGTGTTCAGACATACGCAGAACCAAAAACGAACCTTCGCGATGTTTCTGTGGCCTTTTCCGGTAAAGCAGACGACGCCACTATGCAAGACATTGCGGCGCGCAACCCTGAACTTGCTGCAAGCGCGGCCGAAGCACGTAACGGCGCACCTTCGCAAACATTCACCCCGCTTGACTTCACCACTTTGAATCCTGAAGAACAATTGAACCGCGACGCACAAACCGTACAAGAAGAAATTGCGACACTTGAAGAACGAATTGCGAATACTGAAACAAGACGAAACGAAGGCTATAGCGACGCCGGTATTTTTGACGATATGAAAACGTTGAATTCGTTAAAAGACGAACTTCGACAAGCTGAAGACCGCGACATTGAAATTCCGGTTGAAGCGCGCCAAAAGTTACGCGGCCGAATGGCTACTAAAACAGAATTCAATCAAGAAACCCGACCGGAACTTGAAAAGAATTTATTGCGTTCGCTTGCCGCTTCAAGAAATGTTTCACGTCTAAGTGACACAATCAAAACCAACCTTGCAATTGTCGATTCTGAAATTGACGCACAAACAAAGCAAGACGAATTTTTGTATGGCAAAAAGGTCGAACGATTGAATAAAATTACTTCAGTGTATGGCGACATAATGACTGAAAAACAAAAAGAAGCCGCAGCTGAAAAGAAATTTCAATATGATCTGATTCTTGAAGGTGTAAAGTCTGATAATACACTTCGCGGTGACCTGATTAAAGACCTTGTAAAGCGTGGTATCACGACTGACGGCATGATGAACATGACCGTCGACCAACTTCTTGGCCTTCAGGGTGAAACCACGTCGCCAACTGACTGGTCAAACTGGTCGCTTGAAGAAGCGGCTGTTCGGCTTGACGAAGACACGTTTAAAAACAAGTTCGTTCCAATGTTCGATCGTCGTAAAACAATGACCGAAGAAGAACAGGCTGCAGTCAACCAAGGTATTGCGGTTCAAGAATCCGCAAAGAATACAGTCAAACTTCTTGAATCAATGTTGAATGACGAACAAGGGCTGAAGACTTCAGTTGGTGTTGGTCCATTTAGTCGAATTGACGCAAACTTTTTCGGACTTGGTACAGAATCGACGCAGTTCCGCGCTAACGCAAAGCAACTTTTGTCACAAGCGACACTTGATAAACTTCTTGAATTGAAAGCGGCCGGCGGTACGCTTGGTGCTATTTCTGAAAAGGAATTGGATATTCTCGCAAACGCTGCAACCGCCCTTGGTGCGCAGTTCGATAAAAACGGCAAGGCTACTGGTAAATTTGAATTCAAAGAAGACGAATTTAAAACTGCGCTTGAAACAATGCGTGGTGCTTCAATGAAAACATTTATTGCTGCTTCAATTGGAAAAGACGCATACGCCCGGGCCGGTTATCAAAATCTTGACGTCACTGACGCTGAAGACTTCCAAACTATTCAAAACAAATACAATGACGTTTTGAAAAACCCGACTGTTCAAAATTATGCTGAAGAAGAAGTGAACCCGCAGGGGTATCTTGAAACGGCTTTGGACGTGATTCGACAAGAAGAAGGACTTCGAACTGAAGCGTACCAAGATATTACCGGCAAATGGACAATTGGTTTTGGTAACACAATGATCAACGGCCGACCGGTCCAACCGGGCGACCGGCTTTCAGAATCACAAGCGGAAACGTTAATGCGTTCTTCAGTTGTGAACAACTATACGAATTTTGCCGAAAAAGTTAGTGGCAGCATTTCACCGAATCAGTTTGCAGCTTTGACTTCGTTCGAATACAACCTTGGACCGGGCGTTTGGCAGCAACCAACCGGTCAAAAGATTCTTGCTTTGGTTAATTCCGGGCAGTACACTCAAGCCGGGCAATTAATGCAGCAATACAACAAAGCACGAAACCCGCAAACAGGGCAACTAGAAACCAATCGCGTGCTTGCACAACGTCGTGCGCGCGAAGCTAATCTTCTACTTACATAATATGCAACCTTTAACCGAACCACAAAAGAAGCGATATAACATTTACCGGGCTGAAGGTATGAACCCGGAAAAAGCGTTGTCACTCGCGACACAGCAAGGTGATAACCAATACAACCCGGCACTTGAACAAGGTGTTGACAATATTCTTTTCGGAAAAGGTTCTTTAACTGAAGCTGTTGGTAAAGGCGTCAAAGAAGCAGCAATTGGTGGTTTCAAAACCGTTTATGACGACACAAAGGAATACGGCGCGGGGTTTGCTTTGGCGAAGTCACCGCTTTCAATTGCTGCCGGTGTTGGCCGCGGTGTTGAAAGTGTTGTTGGTGGTGTACTCGAAACTGCCGACGATCTTACCGGTGAAGTGGTTTCTGATTTTGCAACACCTTATGTCGAAAAAGCGGTGAATTCAGATGTCGGCCAATATCTTATTGAACGCGCAACCGAACTCGACCAAAAAGGCAGGGGCATTCCAAGTGATATTCTTGACGCATTGAACTTGGCGGGTATTGCCGGTGTTGCAAAAAGCGGGGCTGCTTCAACAATCAAGCAAACAGTTGTAAACGCTTCAAAACAAGCGATTGAAACAGGCGGTAGCGCGACAATTAAAGCGACTGACAACCTTGCTGATCTATTCAAGCGTGCGCCAAAGGTGACACCGGAAGCACAGCAAGTGAATACAAATATTTCAAATATTCAAAACACAATTAATCAGTCATTCAGTCGAACCACGAACAATTCGACAACAAATGTTTTCGACGACACATTAATTACAAATTCACTTGACGATATTCTTTCAGAAATGAAGACGCAAGGTGTTACCGGTCAAGAATTCCAAGGTACGCTTTTGACTCGACTTGACGACATAATTAAAGAAAAAACTAACGGCGAAAAATCAATTGCCGATCTTGATGTTGACGAACGAAATGCTGTTGAAAACTCGATTCGCGATATTGAAGAACTGTTGCAACGCGAAGACGCGCCAACAGTCGTTGAAAGCTATCTTGAAGGCATACGCGGTCGTGTAGACGGCGCAGCGGGCGCGGGCGTCGGTATCATTGAAAAGTTATCTGACAACTTTGTGGATAAATCCATTAAAACCGTCGAAAATATTAAAGCTGTTCCGGCCGCTGCAGCAACCCGAATCAAACAATCGACTGATCGTCGCATTGTTCGTATTGCAAAAGCTGAACCGGAAAAGGCAAAAGAAAGTATTTTGGATTTGTACAAGCGAAGTATCGTGCCGGGCGTAAAAAAGAAAAACAAGACGATTCCAAACATTGAAAAAATCAATGAATCAGTCGTTCGGGCCGTTCCGGTACTCGCAAAGAAATACGACGTTCAAGACCTTGAAGACTTTGCCGCTGCAATTGCAGTTGAAAAGAAGGCAATTTTCAAAGAGATTGAAAAAGGACTTGAAGCGGCCGGCAAAGAAGGTCGGGCAGTTGATATGACTGAAGTCGTCAAACAACTCGACGAACTCGCAGCTTCAGAACGCGCAGAATTCAGTCAACCACTTAAAGACGCGATTGCCCGCGCTCGTAAAGAATTGGTCACTGAAGGTGTTGACGGGGCTGAAGAAACCATAAAGACCATTTCACCAAGTGGGGCGCAAGATTTGATTGCTGACTTGAACGCACAACTGCAGTCGTATTACCGCGGTTCAACGTCCGGGACCGCCGCCGACGTTACCGTTGATAACCTTGTTGTGAATATTCTTCGCCAAAACGTCGACGATATTGTTGAAGACCTTGGCGACGGTTCATTTGCACAATTAAAGAGCCGTTACACCGATTTGAAGCGTATGGAAGACGACGTTGTTCACCGGGCTGTGTTTGAAGCACAGAAGGGTGGCGGGTTGTCGGACCTTACAGACGTGCTTTCAGCCGGTGACGTCGTTGCAGGGGCATTTTCACCGGCATTTATGGCCAAGGGTGTTAGCCAATTCTTTACCAAAGAAGTTTTGAAGGAATTGAACAGCAAAGACGAATTAGTTCGTCAAATGTTCTTGTACGGTAAAAACCTTGATTCACAATAAATATGAAAACATTAATCGCAGACAAAAAGTTTATCAACGTAGTAAAGACGCTACAAAACGCCGATTTACTGGTAAAATTCTTAAAGAAACAACATGCCGGAAAATAAACAACAAGAAAAGACACGACAGCAAAAAATTGAAGAATTTTTGCTTGATCCTCAAAAGGCCACGTTTGAAACGTTGGAAGCCTTCGAAGCGGCAGTTTCAGAATTGCTTGATTTATTGTCTGCGATAAATGTTGATTCACTCGAAAAAATCCAAGGTAAAGACGGTGTCACCCCGGTGTACGGCAAAGACTACATGACCGAAGAAGACTTGCAGAAAATTCAAGCCTTCATTATTTCAAAGATTCCAAAACTAGGTGTTGACCTTCCAACAGTTCAGCAAGTGAAGGGTTATATCGAAGACGCTGTTGCAAAAATTCCGCGTGTCCAAGGTCCAAAAGGTAACGACGGCGCACCCGGGCAAAAAGGTGCTGACGGTTCGCCCGACACCGGTGAAGAAATTCTGCAAAAGATTCGTTCAGTAAAGAAGAATCAAATGTTGAAAATCGGCGATATTCGCGGGTTGAAAAACATGCTTGCTGAACTCGTTGCCGGGGTTGATTCAATCGACGAACTACGCAAGAAGTTCGATAACTTTGTGCAGATCATTCCAATGCAGCAAGGTGGCGACGGTGGAATTGGTAACGACGCAACCGCAATTCACACTGACGGTGTCGACGAATTTGCCGACATTACTGAAGACAGTTCACCGGAAGCCGGGGCGTTCTTCATTTACGAAGCGACTGACGGGACCAAATACAAAATCGCTTTTTCAGATATTGGAAGCGGTGCGGACGGCCGAACCGTTTTAAACGGTACAGTTGACCCAACAACTGAAGGTGTTAACGGTGATTTCTATTACCGAACGGACACGCAAGTTATGTTTGGACCAAAAGCGGGTGGTGTATGGCCGGCCGGGGTATCACTAAAGGGTGACGACGGGGCTGACGGGACCAATGGTACAGACGGTGCCGACGGCCGAACAATCTTGTCTGGTACGGCCGCCCCAACAACTGAAGGTGTCGACGGTGACTTTTACATTCGCACAACTACGCAATTTATTTATGGTCCAAAAGCAGGTGGTGTATGGCCGGCCGGGGTTGATCTAAATGGTACAGACGGTGCCGACGGCGCGGACGGCGCGGACGGTGAAAGCCCAACCGCCGCAAACGTCGGGGCAATTAATGCTGCAGCAACTTCAAAAACAACCCCAATCGACGCTGACAGCTTCCCTATTGTGGATTCAGCTGCGTCAAACGTTATCAAGCGTGTCACTTTCACAAACTTGAAAGCATTCTTGAAGACATACATTGACGCAATGACTTCGACGTTCACGAATAAGACCATGATTGCGACCACGAACGTTGTCGAACAGATCACCACAACAGCTTCGTCTTCAACACCCGCACCAACTGGCGGCAGTCTTCGAAACTTCTTTACGGTCACTGCCCTTGCTGCCAATGCGACTATTTCTGCACCGTCTGGTACACCCGCCAACGGAAACAAGTTATTTATTAGAATCAAAGACAATGGCACAGCGCGAACGTTGGCGTACAATTCGATTTTCCGCGCTATCGGCGTTACACTGCCAACGACAACTGTTCTTGGTAAAACTTTGTATCTTGGTTGTATTTATAATTCAGCCGATTCAAAGTGGGACGTTATCGCCGTAGCACAAGAAGCATAATAATCATTAAAATATGTCAAAAGTTACAATTACAATCGACGACACAAACAGCGCACTTGTTGCTGCATTTGGTGAAAATAGCCTTGAAACAATCGCTGATCAAATGGGGTATATGACTGAAGTTGAAAAAAACGAATCTGAATTGCCTAAAAAAATAAAAATTAATGCACCTGACGGCATTGAATATTTTGGCTATCCTGAAGGTACAGAAATGTACAAACCAAACCCACAAAGTAAAGCGCAATTTGTTGCTGAAAAGATATTAGTTGAAAATATTGTACCGCGACTTCTTGCTGGTTTTTCAGCAAAAAAGCAAGCTGAAAAAAATGAAGAAGCACGTATTGAAGTAAAGCAAGCTGAAGAAATACTTACTTCAGTAGCTATCGTTGAAACAACATAATTATGATTATTGAAGACTTTGAAGCATTATCAATAGCAGACTTAAACGGACAGAACGGGTGGTCTGGTAGTGATTTATATGATGTTCAAAGTAGTGTTGTACAAGAAGGTTCGAAAGCTGTTTCTATTGCTTCCGGGCCTGTTGATATTGTAAAAGAAGTCGCCTTTAACACCACTGGTAGTATTGTTTATTATCAAAGAAATACAAGTGCCGGCTGTCGCCGTGGCTTCCAACTTTATAATGGTGTCGACAGAATTACTGATGTCATGTCATATTCTGGTAGTAATTGGCAAATTTTAAGTAGTGCTGGTTTCAGTGTAATTACAAGTGAAACAGCAAACACTTGGACAAAAATTGAAATTGAATGGTCTGCGACACAAATAAGAGCAAGAGTGAACGACGGCACGTGGACTTCTTGGTTAAGCCCATTTGAAGGAAGTGTCGGGACACCGGATAGAATTAAATTTGTTGCTTTCAGTGGAACTTCTGGAACAACGTATTACGACAATATTACAAGCGACGATGTTATTTCTGGCGCACCCGCACAAAACAGTAACTTTCTAGCAATTATGTAATATGACTAGCTTGCACGATCTAAACTTCATACAAGGGTTCGCAGTTGGCTTAATGCTCGGCTTCTTGCTTGGCGTTTTTGCCATGGTTCTTATTGGCCGCAACGGTGCAAAAAAAGAAGACATGCTTGCTTGGACCATTGCAATTATTTGGTTGTGTTGGCACGTCGCAGCGGGCTTTTCAGGCGGTTCGATCACGGTGCCGCCAACCATGTTTGATATTGTGTCGGGTGGTGCGGTCGGGTTTATCTTTGGCGAAAAGTTTTTTGACTATATTGCAAGCGCAATGCCGTGGAATAAAAAATAAATTATGACAGCAAAACGCATTACAAAACGGTCGGTTTCCAGTCTATTCTTCGCACTATTATTCGTATTTGTTCCGGCCGTGTTTCAGATCACGTATGAAAACACTATGGCATTTTTATACGAACGTACCGAACGTGAAGAATTTTTTGCGTATCAAAAAGTTGAACCTGAAAAAGACGTGTTCACCAAAGACGAAGAATTGAAATTTATTTCGTTTCTTGACGTAAAGCGACCGCTGAATTTTGCGTGGAACGACATTCTTCGCTGTAAATATGACAGTGACAGCAACGGGTTGACCACCGTCGGTTCAATGAACACCTTTGCCGTTGCCCCCGCAGTGAAAACCGGCAAGGTGTCTGCTTGGGTATGGACCGGACCAAAACCGCAACGCCCGGCTTTATGTTTTATGGAATCGAACATTTCAGCTTCTGTGGGCTTCGGGGTGGTTAAAGAACAGAAAATTATTTCAGACGATTTTAGAATTGAATAACACAATGAATGTTCAAGACTACAAAACGAAAATTGAACAATACGACATTGTTAACCTTGGGTTCGACACACATGCCCGGGTTTTAAATATTCCAAAAGAAGAAGTCAAACGTCTTTGGAACGAAGCGACCAACCGAAAATTCAAACGACTGCCACGAACGGAATACACAATGCGGTACATGCCGGAAATTTCGACCCGCTTCAAACCATATTGGCAACTTGAAACCCCGGACGAATATTTAATATTTTATTTCACCCCGACCGCGCCGATTATAATTCCGAACGGTTTTATTACTGACAAAGGTTCGATACCTTGGTTTTTGCGCGGTATGGTGGCCCACGACGACCGCGAAATGATAATTGCCTACTTGGTCCACGATCTTGAATGCGAAATGAAGCGTTTGACGCGCTTTAATACCGACGGGTTGTTGTACGAAGTTGGTACTGAACTGAATGCAAATTGGTTCAAGAAGAACTTAATATATACAGCTGTTCGCGCAGCTGCGTGGCACAAAGTGCCGGACAGTATCGTGCGTGGCCGGAATGTATCAGAATACAATCGGCTTTTGATTGCTGCAGCTGAACAAGAATTTGCTGCTTCAAAAATGTATGAAAAACACCTATCAATTGTGGATTCGTTCAATGTATAATTAAACTATTAATAAATTAATAAATCATTATGAAAATCAATATCTTTTTATCGGTCGTTAAAGCCGTTTCAGCATGGCTACACGGTGAAGGTGGGAAGCATTTTCGAACGTACACGTACCCGCGAATCAAACAAGCGACGCGTCGCATTGTAAATCTTGGGTTGTACGAACGATTTGAACATTTGTATAAAATTGTCGACGACACGTTTTATACCGGGGCAATTGAAATTGAACCGCAAGACCCGCTTGAAGTCGAACGACTTGAACAGCTTGCACTTCGCGTCGAAGACGGCACTGAAGGCGTCGCAGACTTTGAAGACCGCGGCGTTGGCCTTCCAACCTTTGCGTCAATAAAAGACAAGTTGTTTATTTGGAAGGGTATCGAACAGGGGCGCACATACCGGTGCGGAACGTTCACCATGAACAACATGTTGCGAACGCAAATGTTGAAGCGCGGACTGAAGCCGGAACTTGAAGTGACGGCTATTGACCCGCTGTATATCGCTACAAAGCACGGTAAAGGCCAAACCGGTACAGTTATGGACACTGCGTTTGCATATCTTGCAAGCAAAGGGTTTCCGATTCCTTCGTGGTCGCCGCGCATGACCGACCACAATAAAGAATTAACTGATCTTGAACGTTCAAAAGTGATTAATAACGCTTCCCTATTCCCTACCATTCGAACCACCGGCAAGGTGCATAAAGCATATACTTTTGCTGCAGCGGCCGAACTTGACCGAACACTGCCCGACAGCTACGAAATGCAGGTTTCAATCAACTTTAATGCGTCACTGAAATATTTCGGCAAGCTTGTGCCATACCTTGAAAAAGTAAATGGCAAATATTCTTTGACCCGGACCGGCGGTCACAGTGTGCATGGTGTACGCGGTTCATTCTCTAAATGGGAAGACGGCGAAGAAGGGTTTGCAATTATCGAATCAGCGTATCGTTCAAGCGAAGACGGTCTTCGATTCTTGAAAGCAAATATGTTCTTATACGGACTGATCACCATTCGCTTTGTGGAATTCCAAGTTGGTGGCGAAATTGTAACGCCAACACCGGGACCAATCACACCGACGCCAACACCGGGCAATGATGTTCTTCTGACTGAAGATATTTCATACGGTGACGACAACAATGCGGTGCTTGCACTTCAAAAATACCTACTTTCACAAGGGTATGCGATACCGTCGGGGCCGACAACGTATTTCGGTTCGCAGACAAAGGTTGCACTGAAGGCATGGCAAGACAAGCATTTTGGTCCGCTGTATACTGGCGAATACTGGGGTGAAATATCCCGGGCAAAGTACCGCGAACTGCTAAAGTAACAAATCAATCAAAACAACCTGCTACAATTAAAGCAGGTTGTTTTTTAATGAGAGGAAAAGGAAATGGACCATGACCAACCGCTTCTGCCGCTCGACGAAAGGTTTCGCAACGCCGAACAATATGCGTTGGACCTTCAACCGCCGAAGCAGAAACAACCGCCGCCGCCGGACTTCGAAGACTTCTTGGTGTAGTCCCCTACCCTGCCCAGGCGTCGGTCAAATGTCTGTATTTCAGCATTTAAAACGACATTCGAAAGGGTAGGGAAGTGCAAAAAGCGTTATTTATAGCCATATTGTATTTATCAATCAATTATTCAAATACCCTAAAAATTAACATTTAAAACAGCCGGGGAAGGGGTTCGGCTAGACGAGATAATAAAAATATATGAAAACAAAATTCAAAGACCAAACATTATTTAGCAAAATTCTACTGATTGCCTTTTGGCTGATTGTCGCAGTGTTCGCCTTTTGGCCGGTCGTTGCCATACTCGCAATTATTATCGGTATCGTGATTGCTTTGCTTGCCCTACTCTTTTGTATTGGCATTGCCCTGCTTCCGGTCGCTGCTTGTTGGTGGCTGTTAAATCGTTCGTAATATGATGAACGAATACGCAGCATTGATGTATGGCATTCTGATCGGTTACGGCATTTGTGTGATAATTAACAAACGGCTTGACCACAAATATGATTGGGGCGTACTCGCCTTCACCTACATTGTGTTATTGCTTTTAAGTCTAACTATTAAAATATGAAATTCCAATTACGCGACCGGGTGCGAAAACCAAAAGGTTACAACTATGAACCTGCAATTATTGTTGCAGCTTTCACAAACACAAAGGGTGAAGAACGATACGTTGCTGAAATTACTGAAGGACAGTGCGCAGGTATGTTGCATGTTTTTAATGCCGACCAACTTGAACACGTTGACGAATCACAAGCATGGATTGAAGAACATGTTTACCTAGATTCAGACACAAAAGAACGTCGTCAGATATTCTTTGACAATGACCGGAACCGACTTTTCTTTTTTGCCGAACAGTTAGACTTCGACAAAGACGATACCCGAAAGCCCGCCCGCTATTGGTTAGACGAAATTGAAGGTTGGAAACAAGAATGGTTTGACGTGATTAAAGCGCGGTACACTATATAAGTATGACGCTTGTTGCTGTGTTGACGGGGTTGGTAGTTCTTTATACAACTGAATACCTCATAAAAACTCATTCCATAAGACCGACCCCGGTAACACGGCCGCAAGTTATCAACAGATTGATATTTACATTGATTAATTGATTGATTAATATACTTGTATATGAAACAAAACAAATTGATTTCATTCGATAACGAAGCCCCGACCGCATGGTTAACATTAATAATAATGGTCGTCGCATTCGGAATCTTTATAAATCACGCAATAGCAAACGAACATGTCTTGGAAACGACGACAATTGAAACAGCAAAAAGAAACGAGCAAAAAGAAGAAGGACGACCGGTACAGATCATTACAACAACAGAATACGCCCTACAACAAGAAAAAAAGGCAATATTAGCCGATTTAAGGGCTTGCGAGTCCCAATGCAACGATTACGCCATTGGTGACGGTGGCGCGTCTGTAGGGCCATTCCAGTGGCAACAGGCTACCTTTGAAGACAAGATTGGCCGTAAAGTAACGTATGAATACTATTATGACTATGTTACCGACTACGACCGCATTTATAAACTAACTGAAGAAGTGTATTTTGACCAAGGTGAAACGCACCGGTGGTTCAATTGCACCAATAAAATTAAACATAAGTATGAAATTATTTAGAATCATTATTGCAGCACCGTTTGTACTTATTGGCGCAGCGTTCTATAAAGTGGGCGAATTAATCAGTGGTGAAATTTACACCCGGCACGAAAATATTGTTGAACGCAACACGATCTTCAAGCATAAAATGCACCAATATAATTTAAGCCGACCGAAGGGAAGTAACCGCACCCCGTCGAAGAAGCGAAAAAAATAACATGGAAATTTGGCGACCGATTGCAGGATTCGAAGAATCGTATCATGTCAGCAATTACGGACGCGTCAAAAGTTTGCACCAAGTTAATCCGCGCAACGGCCGTGTATGGCCCGAAGCAATTCTGAAATTGATTGTTCATACAAATGGGTATCACGTTTGTTGGTTATATCAAAAGTGTCAGAAGCGGAAGTTCTTTGTTCACCGTTTGGTCGCGTTCGCATTCATTGAAAACCCTGAAGCAAAAGACTACGTCAACCACAAAGATAAAGTCAGGATCAACAACCATGTCGACAATCTTGAATGGTTAACGCACCAAGAAAACATGGACCACCGGGACGGTCGAACACCAATTAATAATGACGAACCATTTTAAATATATGACCGAAGACTTCAACAAACTTGGTTCGATTTTAGATAAAATTAATACTATGGAAACATACGAAGAAAAGAAAATTCGACTGAAGGCGCAGCTTGCCAAAATGCACGCTGAAATAATTGCAGCCGGTGGCACGCCGATAAAGCTGCCAAAGGGGTATTTGTCACACAGTGCGATTACCATGCGCGGGAAGGGTGAAATTACAGAATCGTACCGCAAGCAATACTATAGTGAAAACCCGCCACGATTTACGACCCCGGCAATGGAATTCGGAAACAAAGTAACCGACGCAATGGAAGCGGGCGAAGAATGGGTTTCATTTATTCCCCACCTGCCAATTTTCGAACGCGAACTGTTTGTGAATATCAAAGGTGTGCCGGTACTCATGTACATTGACACGTCGAACGAACACAACCGATTCTGCGAACAGAAGACCACAAAGACAAGGTGGACTGAAGCGAAAATTGCCAAGCATGAACAACTTGATTTGTATTCGCTAGGCTTGCAGATCGCGGACGGGTACGTTGAAGACGAATGTTCGCTTGTATGGGTTGAAGCCGACGCACCTGTTATGTCGCGCGGCATGGGTATGAAAAAGAAAGTGACCGTCGACGATTACAAGTTGACCGGACGGTTCGAAGAAACGCCGCGAACGATAACCCAAGAAATGCGCGACGCTATGGCCGACAAGGTGCTGCGAGTAGCACGCGAAATTGAAGAAGACTTTGCGGCCGTTCAACACCTTTATTAAAGGTCCCGTTTAATATCGCCGCAGTGCTGGCAAACAGAAAAGCCCGGGTGAATCGGGCTTTTTGTATACAAATGCTGTGATTTCGATACACGGCATTTTCTTGGTTTTGGTTCACGTTGTCGTTGCATATTATTACCTTGCGCCGTCGGCCTAGTTACTCGCGCGAACTATAACGGGGCGGATTCGAACCACCGTGTCGTTTCCAACACCTCAACCAGAGCAGTCGCCGACGGCGCAAGGTAACAATCGTTACAATGCTGTCACCTTCCAACCGCTGCCGTCTTCAAGTGTTTCAACTTTGAATTCGCGCCCGGTGTGCTTGCGAATGATGTGTTGTCCGGGCTTCGTCTTGATTGGCCAGTCTTCGGTTTTAATAACAATAAAATCACCTTTTTTAACAGCGGCAATTTTCGCGAATCCTTCCGGGTGTGCCGGCTTTCGTCCCGGTTTTTTTACTGCAATATTTTTCATAAATTCAATTTCTTTTACTTGCATATAATAACATTGAATAATCAAAGGACGAATAGAGTTATCAACAGATTGATAATTGCATTGATAAATATATTGATATATTATACTGATATATTAAAATAATCAATAGCTATGGAACAGCAAATTCAAACAACCGGTTTACAATTCAGCCCTTCGATATTCGATCCGAACAAAGAAGCACTTGAAGCAATAAAAGCCAGTGTCAAAGACATTACGGCCGACCCGGAAAAAATGACCAAAGAAGAATTGGAATTGGTAAATTCCACAAAGAACAAACTTGTCAAAGCGCGGACCCGAATTAAAGAAGTCGGACTTGCTGCCCGGGCAGAAGCGAATCAATATGCAAAAGACGTTATCGCCTACGAAAAAGAACTGATCGGCATTATTGAACCTGAAGAATTGCGATTGAAGGGAATCGAAAAAGAAGCAAAAGACATTGCTGTTCGAAAAGAGCGCGAAAAGACATTGCCGGAATTCAAAGAAAAGTTGGCTGCCATTGGTGACGGCGACACGCTTGAAAAGTCGTTAATGGAAAAGTTCAATACTGTATTACCACTTAGTGAAAAAGAATACGACGATTTTCTTCTTTCATTGGACCCGAACCAACGCGACGTGTATTACAACGAACGTCTTGGCGCACACTTGGAAGCGAAACGAATTGCAGCTGAAGAAAAAGAGAAAGCCGAAGCTGAAGCCAAGGCAGCAGAACAAAAGAAGTTGGACGAACAGAAGGCTGAAGCTGAACGAAAAATTAAAGAAGCTGAACTTGCTGTATATAACAGTCGTGTTCAACAATTGCTTTCAATTGGAATGGTTAAAGCGACGCAGGGTGAATTTTCTGGTCATTATATTTACCAACATCACGCTTCAGTTTCTATTGAAAATATCAGTAATTTAGAAAACGAAGAATGGAATAAATTATTTAATGAAACTGAACAATTTATTCAGACAGTTAAAAAAGAAGAAGAAAAGAAAGCTGAAGAAGCCAAGCAAGCCGAAATTAAAGCGGCCAAAGAAGAAGCGGAAGCCAAAGAAAAAGCAGAACTAGCAGCGCGGCAATCAGCCGAAGCGTTTCTGAAATGGCAAGACGATAATTCATTTAATGCCGAAACGGACACTTTAATTGAAGATCAAGACGCGTCCGGGAAGGTGACTA